GAAGACCGATCAGTTCTGTCAACAGGAATATAATGAAGCCGCTAGGAATCGGCATTAAGCTCTGAGGTGATTAAGAATGGCAACAAATACAGTAGTAGGAAACCTAGTCTGCAGCGATGGAACTAACATCCCATTGAAAGCAGAGATCGCAGAAGGTACTGAATCGGATCTTACCACAGATACCGTGTACACAGTATCAGCACAAAATGTCGGTGATTACGCACCAGGAAAAACAGTCGTCTCTGGAATTGTAGCCGCAGATAACTCAATTTCATACGCCTATGTCTTGTCCCAGGGTCTGGTTGCAGCTATTATCCCAATTGGTGCAAAAGGCCAGGCACAATTCCAGGACGCACTATGCGCTCCTTACAGACTTCGTGCAGGTGACAAAGTAAGAGTCATGACAAACACTGCCGCAGATCGAGAAGCAGCACTTTGTGTGTACACTGCTCAAGGAACTTCAAGAATCTTTGTTGTGACTCCGTCTGGGGCTGCCACCAACGAAGTTCTGGATCTACAAACTGGAAACAGCATTGGAGACACGCTACAAGGCCAAAGAATAGTGAAGGCATTTGCTACATCTATCGATGGAACCAAGGTTGAAACTCCTGGCGTCGTTGTTGTCGATAACCTAGGGAATGTTGTCGGATCAGTCGGCTTTGCTGCACCAAATCTACAACAACCACAATTCACTGGCAAGTCAATTCCTGTGGCTCTAAACTACAAAGCACAATTCTTGACAAACGCATGAGGTGGACTGAATGAAGAAGTCTACCGAAAGGCGAAGAATTGCTGGAATGAAGAAAGACGCACGCAGGTTGTTTATGCACGGCCTTATCTCGTCTGGATCGCTTGATTCAATGACTAAGGCATTAACTAGCGCAGAAAAGAAACTATGAGGTGTCGGATAGATGCCAATAGAAGATGTTCCTGGGTTTGTTAGACCTGGCTTTAGGCCACCTGAAACACCACTACCGCCAGGATATGCTCCGCCAATTGGTACACCACAACCAAGACCAGGCACAGGTGCAAGTAATCTAACGCCTCCTGGATCACAGCCAGTGCGTCCAATGCCTAGTGAAGCACCAATGCAGGGGTTTGATGGCTTCTTTGGCTTCTTTTTGCTACTATTGGGGATGAAATAATGCCATTACCAGACGCATCACCTCGAGAAGCTAGGGTCTACGCACTAAGCAAAGGCAAAACCATTGGCACAATTAGCGGTCAACTAAACCCAGGAGAAGGAAACTTCCCAGAGATCGGCAACCCAATTACTGCTGAACAATTGAATGAAGATGAACTTAGGCGTTTAGTCCTGGTTAAACTAGCTGCAGAATGTGTTCGCGCCGACTGGATAGGATTGACGAGTTGATATCATGCCACTACCTGACGCAACACCAGACAAGCGCATTTACGAGCTGCTAAAGACAGTAGATCTCGAGAATCTGACATTTGCAGATTTACAAGCGGTCGGACAGTCAATCTTTGCCGAGCAGGGGGCAGAAGATGAACTGCGAAGACTGGTTCTGTTGAACCTGGCACGACTTAGCGTCGTGGGTGAGTGGACTGGTCTAACTTCAGCTGGTGGTGGTGGTGCATTAGCTAAGCTCTACAATCCCAAAGCAGTTACACCCTCAACTTATTCTGATCCGTTAATGCAAATATTTGGTAATTACACCAGTACAGGAATAGCAAACTCTGGTTATTCAACATCTAGGTGGCGAGATTATTATTGGCTATTCCCCTTTTACGCTCAGGGTAGTGGAAAAATAACTGATATGCGATACCGAGTAGACACAGCCCATACAGGTGACGGAACAGCGTTGGACACTGTGTTCTACAATACCGATGATAACGGGCAACCTGCGACAAAAATCGGTACGGCTACTATGGATTTAACCAGTACAGGAACCGACAAATCAGCGACAATAACCGAAACTTCAACCGATTCTATGACTTTAACAGCTGGAGAATTATATTGGATAGGCTACAAAGAAGACGGCACGACAGGCGTTGCAGTAGTAAAATCATTTGCAATTAACCAAACAAATGTTATCGCTGTCACCGATTTTGGCACTAATTCGTTGAGTACTTTCAATTGTTATACTTCATTAACTGCTCCGGCTACCTGGTCGGCTTCGGATTTGGTCGCCGTAGGCAATAAAGAGATGGTTTTAGTCGGTGGTGTATTTTCGTGAGTGTTCCAGTTAATTTGATTCTTAGCAATCTTCGAAATGACCGAGATGCGTATTTGCGTCAAACTGATCCTTGGATGGCTAGCGACCGAGGCTTAACCCAGGAACAAACTGACGAACTCTTAGCATATCGTCAAGCTCTTCGTGATTTTCCCGCCACAGTAGATCCTGAGGCTATTGTATGGCCGTCAATGCCTTCCTGGATGGTGTGATAGTGTGCCTAAACCGAAACCTCACCAGATAATCAGGCATGAATTGGTTCTCGGTAGATCAGAGCGTGAATTACTCGATACCTTGGTCACTGCAAATGCAGCTACAAAGGTCGTTATACAACCGTTAGTATCTTTGTTATCAGAACCTAAGGCATTGTTGGCCTTGTTTGCTATTCTTGAGGGTCTAGGAATTACTGATTTTATTCCTGATGATTGGTTGATAATACTCGAAGAAGGTGCAAGCGAAACTTTTGATGATTGGAAAGATGGAGTCTTAGCTGCAATTGGTGACAAAGCCGAAGATGTAGCAAAGTTGTCTAGGTATATGCCAATCTATCGATCATACTACTATCTCAAAAGAGCACAGGCGGCGATATGATGTCGGACAAAATAGAAGGAAACGGAATCAAGATATCAATTGGGTCTAACATGATTAAGTTAGTCCTGGCTCTTGCTGTGCTAGTCGCCGTATTTATGGGCGATACTGGCGCAATACCAAACTTCTGAAAAATGCGCCTCAAATGGGGGGTAAAAGGGTCATTTTGACCATTTGTTGCGCATTTTACTAATAAAGGATTGAGATTTTTCCAACATTTCAATTTCAGCCTTCAATTCTTGAATTGTAAATTGAGCAGACCGAAAGCGATCCATTAACGCTTGATGATTTCGTGCTTGCTCGCCGCTTGGCGTATCGTACCAGATAACCGCTTTAGACACGAACTCAGACTTTCTGCCTCGTTTTACTTTGGAAACGATCTCGCTAGCCTTAGGCCACAATGTAAAGGAATGCAGATTATTTCTTGCCATTTTTCCACCTGCGCTTTCGATACTGTCTAACTTTGTGTTCCAGTGTAATCATTGATTTCACCGTTCACAAGTGCAGCTAGCAATTCCGTTCCCACAATGCAGACATATTGCAGCTACTTCGAGAGTAGACTGATCCATATCTTTGCATATCTCATCGATTATTCCTTCCCAGTCACATTCAGTGATCCAGTTTTCTTCCCTGGCTATTTGCTCATCTTCTTCGGTTAGCAAGAAGTCATCGTAGTCTATCCAATCATCCAGGTCTTCCTTAATCAGCATCCAATCTTCAGTCATAGCAATCCTCTCTCTTTCCATTCATCAATTTCACATTGTGAACAATTCGGCCACCATGTGATCACATTTGTTTCTTTGTTGCATTTCGTACAAATCATATTATTCAATCCCGTATTGTATTACAATACCGTTTATCGCATAGAATCGGTATATATTACAGTTGCGCCGAACGGCGCACCCGCCGCAGCAAATCTTTGATTTGCGTGTACTCTCGCGATAGAGCATACGCTGGTTGTACTACGGACAACCCACATGAATAAGAAGATTATGCGGTGGAAGTGCGGAAAAAAGCACGATTAAGAACCGAACCGGGCGCGATGGGGGTATGATGGAGAGCCTCGTGATCGCGGGCGCGTGTATATTGACAATATTGGCCGTTTCTTGGCTACAATTGCGGCTAATAGCCGGGATTCTAACTCAAAAAGTAGCCGAATTAGACCAAAATCTAGCAAATGCTATACAAATGACAATTGAAAAGCTGCCGATTGGCGATATTGAACCGCCAAATCCGTTCCAGGTTATGCTTATGCAGATTATGCAGGATAAAATGGCAAACAATCCAGCAAAGGTAATCGCCAGAGATGAAAAAGGACTTTTCACGGCTGAAAGTGAAACTGAAAGTAATTAAGCGAGGTTTTGTCTGAGGTAGAACATGGCACGCCGCCGAACTAAGACTAAGAGACGATCTGGCCCCAAGGCTATGAGCGTCATTAACGCAATGGAAGCGTATGCTTACGCTAATTTACTGAGTCAAGGACTAGCAGGGTCTTCGCCCTGGGAGTTTGTGACTGGTGGTTCTGATATTGGTTATTCATCGATGTCTGGATCTACCGCTATGACGCTTGTTGGAGCTGACAAACTCAGTTTAACTGAATTAGTCACTTCTCCAGATGTCGCTTTTGATGCTATGCAGAAGAATTTTGCAGCAAATTATCAATCGATGGCAATACAAGCTGCTACAATTGGAATTTCTTTCCGTCTAGGCAAGAAATTATTGCGAAGACCGATCAGTTCTGTCAACAGGAATATAATGAAGCCGCTAGGAATCGGCATTAAGCTCTGAGGTGATTAAGAATGGCAACAAATACAATTAACGGAAACCTAGTATGCTCAGATGGAACTAACATTCCGCTAAAAGCAGAAATCGCAGAAAACACAGAAGCGGATCTTACCACAGATACCGTCTACACAGTATCGGCACAAAATGTCGGAGATTACGCACCAGGTAAAACAGTCGTCTCTGGAATTGTGACCGCTGATAACTCGATTTCTTACGCCTACATTCTTTCCCAGGGTCTAGTTGCAGCCATTATCCCAGTTGGAGCAAAAGGCCAGGCACAATTCCAGGACGCACTATGCGCTCCTTACAGATTGAAGGCCGGAGATAAAGTCCGTGTGCTATCACTAACTGCAGCTGCTCGTAATGCTGCATTGTGCTGCTACACCAATCAAGGAGTATCTCGAATATTTGTTGTAACTCCATCTGGAGCAGCAACTAACGAACTTGTAGATCTACAAACCGGAAACAGCATTGGAGACACACTACAAGGTCAAAGAATTGTGAAGGCCTTTGGTTCATCTGCTGATGGAAACAAGATAGAAACACCAGGCGCAGTTGTTGTAGACAATCTAGGAAATGTAGTCGGATCAGTTGGACTACCATCTCCACAGTTACAACAGCCACAATTTACTGGTAAGTCAATTCCTGTAGCTCTAAACTACAAAGCACAATTCTTGACAAACGCATGAG